CTCGTATTCAAGTCGCAGGAGTTATATCCAAAAATCTGGCCGGGCATTAAGTGGTCAGAAAGAAAGATGCAGTGGACTGCGCCATCTGGGGCAAGGTTGTGGATGTCTTATCTCGACAGAGATGATGATGTCTTGCGTTATCAGGGTCTAGCATTTAGCTGGATAGGCTTTGACGAGTTAACACAGTGGTCCACACCATACGCATGGAATTATATGCGGTCTCGTCTTAGGTCCACTGCACCCGATTTGCCAATTTATATGAGGGCTACGACCAACCCCGGCGGCAGAGGTCATCATTGGGTTAAGAAAATGTTTATTGACCCCGCCCCTTATAATAGAGCCTACGATGCAACCGATATTGAAACAGGAGAAGTTCTTAGATACCCAGCAGGACACGCAAAGGCTGGAAGACCTTTATACAAAAGAAGATTTATACCGCAAGACTTTCTGATAATCCATACCTTGCAGAGTCGGGTGATTACGAAGCCATGCTACTCTCAATGCCAGAGCAGCAACGAAGACAACTCCTTGATGGAGACTGGGATATTAAAGAAGGCGCGGCTTTTACTGAGTTTGACCGCAACATTCATGTTATTGAGCCTTTTGATATACCTAATAATTGGGTTAAGTTTAGGGCTTGCGATTACGGTTACGGCAGCAAGTCTGGCGTTGTCTGGTTTGCTGTTGCACCTAATGAACAACTTGTGGTATATAGAGAACTCTATGTATCTAAAGTCCTTGCCACAGATTTGGCAGATATGATACTGGATGCAGAGGCTGGTGATGGAAATATTAAGTATGGTGTTTTGGACAGTTCTCTTTGGCACAAGCGCGGTGATACTGGCCCTTCTCTTGCGGAGCAAATGATTATGAAGGGCTGTCGGTGGAGACCGTCAGACCGTAGCCGTGGTAGTCGTATATCAGGCAAAAATGAAATACATAGGCGTTTACAGGTAGACGAATTTACAGAGGAGCCAAGACTTGTTTTCTTTAATTCTTGCACAAATACCATCTCACAGTTACCCGCCATACCGCTGGACAAGAAAAACCCAGAAGACGTGGATACAAATTCTGAAGACCACTTGTATGATGCGTTAAGGTATGGTATAATGAGCAGACCGCGATTTAGTATATTTGACTATGACCCTCACGGTGGACCTAGAAACAGTATGCCTATAGCTGATTCAACTTTTGGATATTAAGGATATAGTATGGACGAAGATGATATTATGATTGAGGATGAAGCAATTGCATTGGAGGATACCGATGACACTACAGTTGCTGACGTTGACATAACAAACATTATTCCGTTTGTCATTGACAGATATAAACGTGCAGAAGACTATCGTTATCAAGACGAAGAACGCTGGCTACGTGCGTATCGTAATTATCGCGGTTTATACGGTCCTGATGTAGCTTTTACAGAAGCTGAAAAATCTCGTGTATTTATTAAAATTACTAAAACAAAAACTCTTGCTGCATATGGTCAGATTGTAGACGTTTTATTTGCAAGCAACCGTTTTCCTCTTTCAGTTGAACCTACAACACTTCCAGAGGGTGTGGTAGAGGACGTACACTTTGACCCGAAAGAGCCAGAGCAATTGCGTGGTGAAACTGCGCTATCAAGTCCTTATGGTTTTCGTGGCGATGGTAATGACCTAAAGCCGGGTGCAACATCAAGAACTCTTAGTGAAAAGTTGGGTGTGTTTGAAGACAAACTAGAGGGTGTACAGGACAAACTAAAAGAAGGTCCGGGTAAAACACCTACTGCTATTGACTTTAGTCCAGCAATGGTTGCGGCTAAGAAAATGCAGAAGAAGATACATGACCAGCTTGAGGAGTCTGGTGCTACTAAGAACTTACGTAGTAGTGCATTTGAGATGGCGTTGTTTGGTACAGGTATTATGAAAGGCCCGTTTGCGGCAGATAAAGAATATCCTAACTGGACAGATGAGGGCGAGTATGACCCACTATTCAAAACAGTACCACAAGTTGAACACGTATCTGTGTGGAACTTTTACCCAGACCCAGATGCAAATAATATGGAAGAAGCGCAGTACGTAATCCAGCGACACAAGATGTCACGTTCACAACTACGTAACTTGAAGAAGCGTCCATATTTCCGTTCACAAGTTATTGATGAGGTAATTAGTAACGGCGAAAACTACACTAAAAAGTATTGGGAAGATGACCTGTCAGACTATGCACCAGAGCATGGTATTGACCGTTTTGAAGTTCTTGAATATTGGGGTATGGTAGATACAGACTTGCTAGAGGAGCAAGGTATCGACATTCCAAAAGAACTAAAAGATTTTGATGAACTTCAAGCAAATGTGTGGGTTTGTAACAACAAACTCATTCGCATGGTACTCAATCCATTTAAACCTGCCAAGATTCCGTATGTAGCCGCACCATATGAATTGAATCCATATTCATTCTTCGGTGTAGGTATTGCGGAGAACATGGACGATACACAGACGCTGATGAACGGTTTCATGCGTATGGCAGTTGATAACGCTGTATTGTCTGGGAACTTGATTGTTGAAGTAGACGAGACTAACTTGGTTCCGGGGCAAGACTTGTCGCTATATCCGGGCAAGGTATTCCGTAGGCAAGGCGGCGCACCGGGTCAAGCCATCTTCGGTACTAAGTTTCCGAATGTGTCTTCAGAGAATATGATGTTATTTGACAAAGCAAGACAGCTTGCCGATGAGTCCACAGGTATGCCTAGCTTTGCGCATGGGCAAACAGGTGTACAGGGTGTAGGCCGTACTGCTTCTGGTATCTCTATGCTTATGGGTGCTGCAAGCGGTAGCATTAAAACAGTAATTAAAAACGTAGATGATTATTTGCTACGTCCTCTGGGAGAGGGTTTCTTCCGCTTTAACATGCAGTTTGACTTTGACAAAGAAATCAAGGGCGACTTGGAAGTTAAAGCGCGTGGCACAGAAAGCCTGATGGCAAACGAAGTACGTAGTCAGCGTTTGATGCAGTTCTTAGGAATTGCTAGTAATCCTGCACTAGCACCGTTTGCTAAATTTCAATACATTATCAGTGAGATTGCAAAGTCTCTTGACCTAGACCCTGACAAAGTAACCAATAATATGAGCGAAGCCGCATTGCAAGCAGAACTAATGAAACAGTTCCAAGCACCCGCACCAGAACAACAAATGCCTCCAATGGCAGGTGCAGATGCAGGAGACCCAACAGGCGCAGGTGGTGGTAATATAGGAACAGGGCAAGTACCAGTTCCGGGTGAACAAGGATTTAGTGCTAATGGACAGCAACAACAAGGAACTACTCAGCAAACTCAAACCTCTGGTCAGCAACAGCCGCCAGTGGGACCACTTCAGTAATTATTTAGATGTGCTTATTGAACAGCAGCATCGTACATTAGAACAAGGTGACAGTACAATTTTAATGCATCGTGCGCAGGGAGCAATAGCGGTGCTTCGTAATATTAAAACATTAAGGGATGCTATCAATGGCTAATCTAGAGTATCTAGACAAGCAAATGAAAGATTTAGGAGTAGAACCTAAGAAGGAAGATACTCCTACACTAAAAGATGCGGCTATGTTTGGTGCAGAATTTATTCCGGGTGTTGGCGAAGCACTAGCTATAAAACGGACATCTGATGCGTTAGACCAAAAAGATTATGTGGGGGCTGGTATTGAAGCAACTGCAGGTTTGCTTGGTGTTATTCCCGGTGTTGGAGATTTAGCAGGAAAGAGTTTACGTGCGGCTACTAAAAGTTTTCGTAAAGCTGATGTAGACGAAGCAGAAAAACTAATAGCAGACCCTAAAAAAATTGATGAGTGGAGAAGTTCAAATAAACTTCCAGAGTCCCAGAGACAGAAAAATATACCAGAAGCAGCACAGGCGGCAGAAGATTTATTTCAAAATAAAATAAAGTCTAAGGAAGCACGTCAAAAAATTAAGGAAGTGTTTCCAGAACCAAAGCTGTATACAGCAGAAACAATGCCAGAAATGCCTACAGTAACCGATGTTGTAGGTTCTATGGGCAAGAAATCTGAAAAAGGCATTTTGGGTGTAAAAGGATTTGATTTAGAGCCGGGTCAACGTGTTGGTGCTAGATTAGATATTCCTGCTTATAATGAATATGATAAATGGGTTGTATCTATACACGATGGAAAGAGTAGAAATGGTTCCGTAGTAGGCTATGGACAAGCCATAAGATTGAAGAACATAGAGTTTGGCTCAGACCCAAAAGTTGCACTAGATATAGCAAAAGGTAAACGAGTAGCAAAAACTACAGGAGAAGAAAAACCTATGGGTAAGGCTACAATAGCCCGTGTATTTGGTAACTATGTGCCTGAAGACCCATACGAGTTACAAATGTTTGCTAAGAAGGTATTAGCAGAAAAAGATTCAGGCTGGACGCAAGTAGGCATGAATCCTTATAGAGGTAGTTATTTTTACGACAAGGCAACAGGAACTCCTGTTACACGTGCAGATGAAGTTATTCAAGTAGGGCCGTTAGTTCTTGCCAAAAATGTTACAAAACCTAAAATGTCAGAATTAAAAGGAATGTTTAACACACCTGCAGCAAGAACAGCAGATGATAAGTTACGAGTTTTTAGTGAAGGTGGAGCAGTACAAATGAAAGAACAAATGGAACTTTTTGAGCCAGTAACACGTGGGTTCAACGAAGGTGGCCTTATGCAAGAAGGTGGTACAGTTGACCCTGTATCGGGTAATGACGTACCCATAGGCTCTACACAGGAAGAAGTTCGTGACGACATTCCCGCACAATTAAGTGAGGGCGAGTTTGTAATGCCAGCAGATGTAGTGCGCTATCATGGATTAGATAAAATGATGGCTCTACGTGACGAAGCTAAAATAGGTCTACAACGAATGGAAGACATGGGACAAATGGGCAATTCAGATGAAGCCATTATTCCAGAGGGCGTTCCCTTTGACATCAACGATTTGGAAATGGAAGATGATGGAGTACAAGAATTTCAAGTAGGTGGTTTTGTACAACAGCCTTTCGGTGTAACTACTGCTACTCCAAATCCTATGCAGTATCAACAATCTCAGTTTCAAAATTACGCACCTCAAGTTACTCCATTACCTACAACTACGTCTGCTCCTTATACAGCCCCTACACAACAATTTACACCAGTTATGCAACCTCGTGACTTACCTACGTTTGAAGAGGCTGTAGTTCCAACTATGGTTACTTACGTAAATGATGCAGGTGCTGAAATTCAAATTCCTGTAGATAAAGACGGTAATCCACTTATTCCTGTTCCTGACGGATTTAAGAAGAAGACTGACGCTACAGATACAACTACACCGCCAGAAGAAACGGTTATTGCGCCTATCACACAACAACCTCAGCAACAAGATGATGGCGGTGGTCGTGATGATATGACACCAGAAGAACGTGAAAAAGAACGACAGACTTTTGCAGATATTAGTAAACGAAAAGATGCAGCCGCAAAATTAGGGTACACTAACCAGATAGGTGCATTTGAACACCTTGCTGGTGCTTTGATTCCCGGTGTATCTCTAATGAATACGTATGATGCGGGTGATGTAATGCCTGATGGTACTATTGCAGATGGACAGGGAAATACTTTTGACCCTATTACGGGGGAAAGAAAAAGTGTGTCTGGTGGACTACTAGGTAATATAGCAAATGAAATTGCAGGTGTATTTGGTGGCGGCACAAAAGCTGAAGATGCTAAAATATCACCTGAAGCTAAAGCTATGGGATTGTCTCCTGCAAGTATGGCAGGTCTAATGACTATTGCAGGTAATCAGTCTATTAATGAAGCAATTGGTAAACCTACTTTGGCGGGTGGTATGCCTCCCTCTAAAGTTGATACAGCTAAAGTTGAAACAACACTGGGTCAGGCCGCAGTAACAGAAGAAGCGAAAGCAGATAAACCTGCTACAGTATCAGAGGCTGCAATAGACCCGGGCGTTCAGGCCGCACTAGAAGACCTTCAAAAAAATATAGGCGTGGGAAAATTAACAGGTAGACAATTAGATAACTTTTTAGATAGTGTTATTAGTCAAAGTGGGTATTCAGAAACAGTGGGTTTAGGTTCTGATTTAGCGACTACATACACACCAGAAGCTACGGAGGATATGGCAGCAAATTATCAAATTGCGGCAAATATGATAAAACAGGGAACTACACCATCAACCGTTGAAAAAGCTACGGCAGGGAGACCCGATTTATCAGCACAAATTAAAAATGCTATTGAGGCAAGTAGAAAATCACCTGCTCAAAAAACTCAAGATTTAGTTTCTTCGGCGGCAAGAGCATCTACACGAGACCGTTCACAGCCCTCTGTACAGGACACTATTACAAAAGAAATGTCTCCAGACTCAGGCTATAGTAGGTCTTTTGAGCGAGATATTAAAGCTGGTAAATACGACAAAGCGTTTGCAGAGCGTGACAGATTTAGTAGAGACTTAACTGCTGAGATACAAAAATCAGAAAAAGCAGAAATTGCTAGTGCTAGAAACGAAGGTCGGTCTCCCAATGTTAGTTCTCGCAAGGCTGGTCCGGGTGAAGTTTCAGATAGTCAAGGTAATGTAGTTCGTAGTGGTGATGGTTCACCTGTAAAATCTTCAGGCCCTACCTCTTCTGCTAAGGGTCTCGCACTGAAGGCAGAGCGTGAGCAACGTGAAGCCGATAATGCTACAGACAGCCGTGTTATTTGTACTGAATTGTATAAGCAGGGTAAGTTATCACGAGATTTGTATCGCATGGATGTGCTATACACCGCCCGTGATTTGCCAGCTACACTTGTTCGTGGATACCATTATTGGGCTATTCCTATGGTTCCTGTAATACGTAGAAACAAATTTGTTTGTGCTGTTTTTGAGTATCTTACAGTAAAACGTGCCGAAGAAATTGCACACATAGTAGACCCGATAAAGCATACAAAGACTACTATTGCAGGTAAAATAATCAAAAATGTCGGCGAAGCTATTTGTTACGTGATTGGTCTTTTTGTAAGGCAGAAAGATTACACTGTACTATATAACGAAAAGAGTGTATAATGGAATTAGATTTTCAGGAAATTTATGATAACTATTCAGAACTTACCCCAGAGGAACGTGAGGTAGTTCGTAAGTTTATGAACAGTGATGTTCGTAGAATTATAGGAAAAGTATTTGGTGCTGACTTTGATGCTGCTCTTGGGCAGTTTATGAAGCCATTACCAGAAGAACAGCAGAAAAAGGGTTTAGCTGCTAAAACAATATAAACTCAATTAGTTGGCCTACCCATCCCCCACCCCCGACAGGTGTGGCTACGTTGGCCCCAACACAAGGAAATACAAACAATGGCAGAACAAGCTATTATGGCTGAAGAAATGAAGCCTGAAAAGAAGATTGCGTTCGCAAATCGTAAATACACTAATGAAGAAAAACGCAAAATAGAAGAAGAAGAACTTGAGCAGCTTATAAAAGAGCAGAAAGGCGAAGTAGAAGAAGCTACTGAAGAGCCTGAAGAAGCTGAACCAGAAAATGCAGAAGAAAAAACTTTTAAGAAGCGTTACTCTGACCTGCGCAGACACCAGCAACAACAAGCTGAAGAACTTAAAAAAGAAATTGCAGTTCTTCGTAATCAACTGACTGAAGCTACAAAAAAAGAAATGAAACTGCCTAAGTCTGATGAAGACATTGAAAAGTGGGCAGAAGAATATCCAGATGTAGCCGCTATCGTTGAAACAATTGCAATGAAGAAAGCTTCAGAGCAGTCAACTGCTTTAGAAGCAAGACTAAAAGCAATTGATGAAATGCAGATAAATGCAACCAAAGAAAAAGCTGAAGCTCAACTAATGCAGATACATCCTGACTTTGGTGAAATTCGTGATAGCGATGACTTTCATCAGTGGGCAGAAGAACAACCTAAGTGGGTACAAGACGCACTTTACGAAAATGATAATGATGCACGTTCTGCCGCAAGAGCAATTGACCTATACAAAGCAGACAAAGGAATTGCAAAGAAAGACGAAAGTACCAATAATAAAAATGCCGCTAAAACTGTCAGTGCTAAGAATAGTCGTTCTAAGCCACAAAGTGATGAGGCATCAACATATCTAAAAGAGTCTACCGTCCAAAAAATGTCACCGCAAGAGTATGAGAAAAACTCCGATGATATCATGGAAGCTATTCGTAGTGGTAAATTCGTTTATGATGTTTCGGGTTCTGCTCGTTAAAATAATAGAAAAAAAGTATTGACATATAGTTATTTATCAGTATAACTATAGTCAGATAAGTGTAAGTAGGATAGCTACCTACTCACTCTTACAATCCGCAAACAACAATAACCCTTTCGGATTACCTGATAAACATGGCCTGTTGAACAGTTGGGCGGCCACCTAGCTGGAATACACACCCTACGTTGTTCAGCCTCTGCTAAGAATTGTAATGTTTGCATCTGTAAAGCTAAATAACAGGAGATGGAAATGGCTTTTACTTCCGCTGCTGGTTATGGAAACCTGCCTAATGGCAATTTCTCACCAGTAATTTACTCCAAACAGGTGCAACTTGCTTTCCGCAAGGCCGCTGTTTGTGAGGCAATCACCAACTCTGATTACTTTGGTGAAATCGCTACAATGGGCGATTCAGTTAAAATCATCAAAGAACCAGAAATTACAGTTAAGGCATATGAGCGTGGTACTACAATCACTCCTCAAGACCTTGATGACGAAGACTTCAATCTTACAATTGACAAAGCTAACTACTTTGCCTTTAAGGTTGACGACATTGAAGAGGCACACTCACACGTAAACTTCCAGTCTTTGGCAAGTGACCGTGCAGCGTATCGCCTCGCTGACCAGTTTGACCAAGATGTACTTGGCTACTTGTCAGGCTTTAAACAGTCTGCAATTCACGGCGCACCAGACACAGTTAACACAACTGTAAATGGTTCTATTGCTGTTTCAACTGCAGGTACAGACGAACTACTTTCTTCAATGAAACTGGAAGCTGATGACTTTGGCGGTTCAGGTGGTTCATCCATTGGTATTCAGCCACGCTTGCCGGGTGCTTCTTCAGTACCGGGTTCAGGTAACGCTAATCCAACCATGATTATTGCTCGTATGGCTCGTAAGCTAGACCAGCAAAATGTGGACACTCAAGGCCGCTGGCTCGTAATTGACCCAGTATTCATGGAAGTACTGAAAGACGAAGATTCAAAGCTTCTGAACTCAGACTTTGGTGGTTCTGGCCTTCAAAACGGTCTCGTAGTTAATAACTTGCACGGCTTCCAAGTGTATGTTTCAAACAATCTGCCATCAATTGGTACTGGTTCTGGTACAACTGGTGGTACAAACGCATCAAATTATGGTGTGATTGTTGGTGGACATTCATCTGCTGTAGCCACTGCAGAGCAGATTAACAAGACTGAGACATATCGTGACCCTGACAGTTTTGCTGACATTGTTCGTGGTATGCATTTGTACGGTCGCAAGATTCTTCGTCCAGAAGCACTTGTGAACGCTAAGTTTAACTTGGTATAAGGGGGAATAAGACATGGCTAACATTACTGCACTTCTTCATCCCGCTTCAGGGAACTCACAGCGTGGACGCAACCCGTACTACGTTGATGTGACAATTGACCTGACCACAAATAGCATTGCTCCCGGCGATACTATTCAGGCAATTACCGTACCTGCTAACACTCTAATTATGGGTGCTGGCTTCCAAGTGGTTGAGTCTGCTACCATGAATACTGGTACAGATGCTACTGCTGCTCTTGGCTTCACTGGTGGTGATGTCGATGAGTTTGCTGCGGCACTTGACATTGACGGTGCGGCTGACGGTGCTTACGCTCCACAGGTTGCAATTGATGGACTAGCACTTTCTACATCTGGCGATACAATTGACTTTGTGTTGGCAGGTAGCGGTGCTTCATTTACGGCTGGTAAGCTACGTGCTTTCGCTGTAATGATGGACATCAGTGACCAAGGTGATACGGCTGCTAATGAAGTAGACCGTGACACACTTGCCTAAATAACTTGAGGGGGCAGGGCAACTTGCCCCTTCACTCTTTGTAAAAGGATATAAAATGGCATATGATTATTTAGGTTTGACAAACGAAGTTATTGCAAGAATGAATGAAGTGCCGCTTACAGCGGCTAACTTTACATCTGCGCGAGGTTTTCAAATTCAATGTCAAAATGCTGTTAATGACGCTATTAATTATATCAATCAACGTGAGTTTGGTTGGCCTTTTAATCATGCTACACAAACACAGGTATTAACTGCGGGTACAACTAGGTACACTCTTCCTGCAACCGCAAAACACGTAGATTATGAAACATTTAGATTAGTTAAAGATGCATCACTTGGTACATCAGGTGGTGGTTTAAAAGTTTTAGAATACAAAGAATATGTTGATAAATTTATTGAGCAAGAAGACGATACTACAGTAATAGGTGGTGTACCTACTCACGTGTTTAGAACACCAGATAATAACTATGGACTGTATCAGTATCCAAATGCCGCTTACTCAATACGCTTTGATTATTATGAAAAGCCTATTCTTTTGACTGCGGCAACTGATGTTCCTACCATACCTGAACAATTTAGGCAGGTTATTGTTGATGGGGCTACTGCGTATTCTTATCAGTATCGCGGTGAAGCACAGCAGTATGGACTAAACTTTACTAGATTTGAAGAAGGAATTAAACATATGCAAACACTTCTTCTAAATAGAACTGAGTATGTACGTTCTACGTATATACCCCATTCACAACGGTATGGCATAAACGTAGCTGGGGTTTAATTAAATGGCAGACGAATCTGGTCTCAATCCTTATGTGTTTGCTTGCCAAGGCGGTTTAGTTCTTGACCAATCAACTTTTGCTATGCAACCCGGAATGGCACTTGAACTAACTAACTTTGAGCCTGATATTCAAGGTGGCTATAGACGCATTTCTGGTTACACTAAGTGGAACCCTAATATAGTACCACAAGATGCTAGTGCATCAGAAGCTGTGCTTATGTCAGCTTACTTCAAAGGCAACATTATTGCTGCACGAGGTGGTAAGGTACATAAAGGTGGTACTACAGGTAGCTGGACACAGATTGACACAGGCAGAAGTAACGCTGGTGTATACACTTTCTTTAGATATACATTAGGTGGTACAGACTTTATTGTGTGGGCAGACGGTGCTAATCATGCATCTAAGTACGATAACACTACCGTAACGGATATTAATGCTACAGGCGCACCTGCTAACCCTAAGTTTGTTACAGGTTACAAGAATGCTCTTTTCTTTGCTGGCATGTCTAGCACACCGCAAGAATTAGTATTTACCGCACCCTATACAGATACAGATTTTAGTACTGCTAATGGTGCTGGTAGTATTAATGTAGACAGTAATATAACTGGTTTGTTTCCGTTTCGTGATTCGTTGTTTATATTCTGTGAAGAACGCATATTTAAATTAGTTGGAAACACTATTGCTGACTTTCAACTGCAACCAGTAACACGAGAGATTGGCTGTCTTAACGGTAGAACAATTCAGGAATTTGGTGGAGATATAATCTTTCTTGGGCCTGACGGATTACGTACTGTTGCTGGTACTGCAAACATTGGTGACGTTGAACTTGGTACAATTAGCCGACAGATACAGGAACGCTTTGCTGGTGTATCAGACGTAGATGAATTTGCCTCTGTAGTTATTCCTGATAAAACGCAGTATCGTATTTTCTTTTCTAACTCAAATACTGTACGTTCAAAGACTACAGGAGTTATATGTGTAAGAAAAGATAACAGTTTTGAATTTGCTGATATTTTAGGTATACGCCCTAGTAGCACAGACTTTATTACTGTTAGTGGTGAAAGCATTGTAGTACATGGCGAGTTTGATGGTTTTGTATATCGTCAAGAACAA